AGAGAAACGTTTCATTAGTTTCTCACCAAGAACACGGTTTAGTCTCTTACAGATATAGGGGATATCATACAACTGAATATTCCATCCAGTCACAACATCAGGAACATCTACCATCCAATAGTTGATGAAATGACTGAGCAATTCATACTCACTTGGACAATGATGATAAGTTACATCCCTACGTGCATTATTAAATGGTTTAACACCCCAAGTAATAATTTTTTTAGTTGTATAGTCTTGGATTGTAATTGAAAGGATTTCTTCTGAACAAGATTCAACGTCAGGGAATCCCTCTTCAGATGCAACCTCAATGTCCAAAGTTACAAGCTTAATTTTACTAATATCAAACTTGATTTCATCCTCTGGATATTTTTCTGAAATATATTGACAGATATATCTGTCATTGCCGTAGATTTCAAATCCATCTACGCCCTCATACTTACTATAAAACTCACGACAGTCTCTAACTGTTCCTGGATTAACTGGTTCAACAAATTCGCCACTTAATGTCCTATATTTGGATTCTTTTTTAGTCTTCACATAAAGAGTCGGAAAAAACTCATCTCTTGTTTCAAACCTTTTACCATTATCTACTCCACGAACTAAAAATTGATTTCCAATCAATTGAACATTAGTGTAAAATCTCATTCTTTAATCAAGTCCTCATATTTTTCAAGAAGTGTCGGAGTTGGATTTGCCAAGGTTAAAATCTTGTCCGAACTCATCATAAAAGTGTTTTCCTTGGTATATCCACAAAGGAATGGTTCAAGTGTTTGATCGCTTCTTACTACAAATGGATTAATAAGTTTGCAATCAGGTTCTCCAATATCAGCACCAACTTCTTCAATCTGAGTTATCAGAATTTGATTGTTCAACAGTGCTAGAATTTTGATCGTTTTCTGTTCCACGAGATAACACGTCCTCCACGTACATTTCAGAAAGTTTAACAATAGGCTCTACAATTGTTACTACCCAATCAGCAGCAACAGGAATAACTGAATCTTTTGAAAGGGGCATCCAAGGATAGAGAGAAACTTGATATGCTGCTTTCTTTTGTTCTTCAGTGCTTTCTTCGACAAGAAGACTTGGATCTCTCATCTTAACTAAGCACGGTTTGTTAAGAAAATATCCAACCACTCTACGGTCTTCATCTTCACCAATAACCATTTCTTTAATGTCAGAGATAATATCCTCTCCCGACTTTAAAAGTAAAAGTTTAATTGTCATCTTTACTCCATACCTCCAGTCATTCTAGCAATAAAAATGGGAGGTGTCAACTGGATTTTGCCAGTTACCTCCCGTGGCATAGCGCCGACGATATTCAATTATATTTAGTCCCCATTTCCATTACCACCACTTCCACCAGCACTTGAAGATGATCTCTTCGCATATGCTTTTCCTTTAGGCAACCCCAAATGAGGTTTTGCCATCTTATATCCGATTACTTTTAATTCTTCAAGATACTGGAGAAAAGTTTTCATTTTTTATTTTATTTAGAGATAATCTTTTCTCTTATGATGTTCAGGAACAATTCTACCAAGAGTAATGGTCAAAAGACCATCCTCAAAATCAACCGATTTAACTTCCGTATCATCGGAGAGTGTCCACGCTCTCTTGAAACTTCTTTGAGCTAAACCTTTATGGAGATAATTGGAATCTGTTTCTTTATCTTCTTTTTGACCTTCCACAAAAAGTTTGCCGTCTTGAGTGTAGACATAGACTTCCTTTTTTTTAAATCCAGCAAGTGCAAGTTCAAGTCGTGATTCTACATTACTAACTTGAACAAGATTATAAGGTGGATAGTTTGTTGAAGTTTCGTGAAGACTAAAAATACGATCAAAATATTCATCCATTCCAATGCTGTTGCGTGTGATCCTATCCATCAGGGCAGGAAGATCCGACGCAGTAAATCGTGATGGGACAAGGTTAGTCATTTAAGTAACTCCTTTAAAAGCGAGGTTTGATTGTGTGGACCCTTACGGCATCCACTACTAATTATACAAAATCATAAAAAAAGCGGGATGTTATTTCCCGCACTTTTTCATTCGGTTTCTACACCTTTTCCTTTTTTACCAATATTATACTTCTGTTCCAAGATCCAGTCCCCCTTATCTTTGTAAGCAAGAACTTTAATTTGATTAAGTGGTGCAATATCAGTAACACTATCTTCTTTAACAACCGTAATCAATCCCCAGTCAGCAAGCAAACGAACAATACGATTGCGGCGCTGAACATCATTCACGGTCAGGTTTGCGTGTTTGCCATCCAGAGCAAACAGTTCCTTAAAGTGAACAATATAATATCTACCTTGCTTGTGTAGAATATGGCAAGACTGATAGAGTTTTTTCTCCTTACGCGATGCAACTCCAATCCTGGTTAAAGTCTCACGGACTTTAAGGAAGTCATCAGGTTCATTAAGAATTACCTCCACCATCTGGTCCTGAGACCATTCAACAGTAGGTTCTACCGTAGTAGTCATTTTGATCCTCCAATATCAAGTCGTTTTTTAATAAAGTTAATTTGTTCTTGTGTCAGGATTTTCAGAGCTTGGGATGCTTTTTCGTTACTATATCCATAGTATTGTTTTATACATTCTAAGTCCGTGACTTTATCCTTTCGGAGCCAGGGAGAAAATCTCTTCCGTTTCCTTAGACTATTTAGATAAAAAGAATATTGCAGGTCTTTATCAAGATGATGATTCATATTCATCTCGTTTGCATACATTACACAATCAATGTGCCCAGAAAGGCAACGATTGATAATATACGGAGGATATGACTTAATTTCTCCAGACAAATTTTCTTTTGTAAAGTTAATTGAGTTCAACCAATCCTTGAGTTCGTGTGTCATCTTATAATTTGAATGTCATCATCATCAGTCCAGAGTTCGACCTTAGTTCTGAATCTATTTTCTTCTTTCAATTTTTCATATCGTTTTGCTGCTTTCTTTTTCCACCAAGAAATAATATTTTCTAGATAAAACTTATCCCAATTAGGACCACGAAGAAGTTCTTTCTGTTCACCAAGAATTACTTCTCTAACATTTGAATATCCATAATCAGATATGTAAAATCTCTTCTTTTGAGTCAACGCAAATGCTGCATCAATTATAGAATTAAATTCATTAAGTTTTTGTTTATCTTGAAGTGAATTACGAATAATGGAAATCATCTTTGTCTGTCGCTTCATCTTTTTAGATGAAGCTTTATTATCAGTCAGCGGAGTGTTATTGTTAAGAAGAGTGAATCGATCGTGCAGTCTATGAAATGCTTCATCGTGAAGAAGTGGAAGAAACTTACTTTCAGTCAGTCCTTTATATCTCATAAATGGTTTTAACCCATCATACTGAGATGCATCTGTTGTAGAACCATAAAGTGATGTTGTTTCAAACAAAGCAATATCCTTTTCAAATACTCTGTTAAGAGTTTCTCTTGCGTAATGAGAACAGCAAAGAAGCGCAAGGAGTTTGCCGCCAAGATAATTGTATCCAAAAGGTTGCGAAGGAACAATTACAAATCCCATAGCTGCATGACGATTGAAAATAGAAAGATTAGGAACTTTACCTAACCACTCATTTCTTGGTTTTGAATTGATAGTAGGAGATCCAAAACGAATAAATCCAAGAACCTTCTTAGTATTTTTTTCAAACAACATCCAACGAAGTTCTCTTCCTGGAATATTTGATTCGTTATTATGAGAAGAAACTGCTCTCAAAAGAGTATTGTAATGTTCTTGCGGTAATGCTTGTTGAAACCTATCGCCAATAAATTTTACATCAAATTCCATATCTTCAGGATGAATATCTTCATTAAAAAATTCATCTTGAAGTGGCGCAAGAGTATTAGTACTTTTAATAACTTCTTTCTTAACAAAACGCAAGTAGTCTTCAATATTTCCCATCTGAGAGAAATACTTAATAAACTCATCTGCAGCCCACAAAGCATCTTGTTCAGAAACTATCATTCAAATTCCCCCATTTTATTTTTTGGTAGAATAATGTATTGTGGAGTGCATCCAACAGAAATAGCAGTTGATTTAGTTGCTTTTGCCATTTCACGGTAACCAAGACCAACATAAATTTGGCCACCAACTACAGCAACTGCCATAGCACCCCAAAAGATATAGTACCACTTTGCCTTTACTTGATGTTCTTTACTCATTTGAATTCACACTCCACCATAATTTCTGTAAGAGCAGCAAGGAGATTTATTTCTTGGTCAGCAACGAACGCACATTGGTATTGGTACTTAGCAATAACAAGAACGGCAGCGGGGATAGATGCGGGTGAAAGATAGTCAAAAGAGGCGTCATAAACCCTGCGAAGAAGATGAGAAGCGTCGTTATCCAAGTTGGAGACCACCCACTTTCTGACTTCAGTAAAGTTTTTATCTTTGAGATTTTTAACCAGTTCATTTACAGAGATGTCTGAGAAAGATGCAAGAATTGCTGCGTCAATTTTTCCCCCCACCGAATATCTTTGGCATTCATTGAGGACTCGTCGCCAATCTGGAAAATGTTTTTGGACCAATTCAGCAAGAACTTTAGATTCATATTCAATACCTTCTGTTTCAAGAATATTTTGAAGTCTTTTAAAAAACTGACCAGCAAGTTCTACTTTTTCCTTTCCCTTAATCCCAAATTCCACAACGGCACAACGGGAATGAAGCGGTTCAATGATTTTGTTTTTGTAGTTGCAGGTAAAGATGAACCTGCAGTTGTTAGCAAATTCCTCAATAGACGCCCGTAGGAGGAGTTGAACGTCTGAGGTTGTGTTATCTGCCTCATCAATAATGATGACTTTGTGTTTAGCAGTTGACGAAAGCGATACGGTCGAAGCGAAGTTTTTCGCATTGTTTCTGACAGTATCAAGGAATCTACCTTCGTCGGATCCATTAATGACATAAACATCTACTCCCAATTCATTGCAAAGTGCTTTTGCAACAGTTGTCTTGCCACATCCAGCAGGACCAGCAAGAAGCAAGTTTGGCACTTCGCCTTTATTTAGAAAGTCTGTAAAGGTTTTCTTAATATTCTCAGGGAGAATACAATCTTCAATTGTTTTGGGGCGATACTTCTCAACCCACAAAAATTCATCACGACTCATAATTTTTTATACCCAATCAGGTTTACGTTCTGGCATACGAAGATAATTAGATGCAACCCAAGGTTTGGATGCGATATACATCTTGTAAGCAGTAAAAGTGTCAATGCTGTCGTCAAGTTTATACTCATCTGGCATTGCACGAGCAAATGGAGTTACTTCTGTAATCTTCCCCTTTGGGAACAGGTAGTATGCTTGCAGTAAAGTATTATAGCACGAATGGGTTTTTCCATAACGCACAGAATACTCATCACATAGATTCATACCGTGCTTAATCAACCAATAGGCATTGTGGATACTATCCATTGCCCATTTGGTACAGGGATGATTACGAAACGCACCTTTTTCAGTTCGGTAAGGAGTGTTATCAGTCTTGTACAAAGGGCCATAGTTATGACCCCATTTTTCAGATGCCACAATAGAAAGCATTTGGCAGCATTCCAGGGGCATCTTGACAATGTGCTTATCAGGAAGACAGATAGCACTCTCTGCAGGCCAAGGCGAAGTTACAAAGATATTCATCCAAAAGTTGAATCAGGTTCTAGAGCAATATAATACACCAGATCGTGGTTCTTAGAGGTAAAACGTGACAAAAGTTTTTGAGACACAACAACTTCATAAGTTCCAGGGAGAACTTTAATGTTTTCTACTTTAAAGTTAAAGACAAAATTGGTGTCAGTTTCACCAACAACAACAGCAAAGTCATTGGAGGTTTCATTCTTTTTATCACGCACCACCAGTTTTACAACACCCGATTCACCAACAGCAGAAATATCAGGGAGTTGATAAACAGCGGCAGCTTTCAACAGTTTATCAAGTTGTTCGGTACTTACTTCAAAACATACATCTTCACTAGGAAGATTGATTGCTTTATCAGGAGGAGTAATAATAACAGTAGGATCTGCAAAGAAATATTTGGAACGTGACTTTCCTTCTTTAATAACTACATATCCATCATTTTGAAAATCTAGTTCTGGACTTTGATATAAACCAAGACCATTCAAAAACTGATTCAAATCATAGATACCAAAATCCTTAGGAAGATCTTCAGATACAGTTGCTTCTGCAAGAATATTCTTCATCACAGAAATAGTACGAAGTTTACTACCTTGCTTAAAGAGGATAGATTGGTTGATAGAAGAGAAGTTCTTCAGTACAGAAAGAGTTTTATCAGAAAGTTTCATAATCACTTATTTTCAATGAGATTGAGATGGTTGATCAAAAGAATCGTATAATGAAGAACTTTAAACAAGTCAGCGCGAGGAGTGCCTTTAGTATCATAACGATCAATATATTTGGTTACGTTGCCAGCACAAAATCCCTCAC